AGAAAGAGGAAATCAAGATGAAACACATTATTATTATTTTAGTAGTAGCTTTAATCGTATGGTATGCAGGGGGAAATAAAAAGGATAACTAAATGGATTATTATTAAAATTATAAAAGTAGGAGGACAATATGCTAAGAGCGGATGAAGAAAAAATACTATGGTTATTTGAACATTATTCAGGATATCGAATCTCTAAAGAGAGTGGTGTTTCACAACCACTCATTGCAAGGCTAATCAATGGAACTAGAGAATTGAAAAACGTTTCTTTTGAAACAGCAAGCAAATTAAATCAGTGTGCAGAGAGACTTATAAAAGATGACTTTAAAGGTGAATAGTTAAAAGGATAGTCAACGCTCTTGCTTTTGACTATCCTTTTGACTTTCTAACTGTCTAAAATAATACATAGTTTTCTAATTTTGCAAAAATGAAATTGTTGTTATATCAACGTTTTCTGCACTTTTCTTTTGTAATATAAACAGTAAGTTTTTTTATCCTCCCAAATAAATATTTCTAATCCTTTTTTCCACGAAGCCTGTTATATCAACGGTTTCGTGGTTTTTTTATTTTCTGATTTTTGCTTTTGACTATCCTTTTGACTTTCTTAGACATCAGTTTATCAAATTTATCAATCGTAGTATCTCTTTTATTGTTTGTAACGTGTGTATAGATATTAGCAGTAGTCTGTATATCTCCATGTCCTAATCTGTCTTGGATGTCCTTTAAATCTGCTCCAGCTTCTGCTAATAGCGATGCGTGAGTGTGTCTGAAACCGTGAGGAGTGATTCTAGGGAAGTTAGTTCCCTCTAGTATCTGATTCAACCAGTATACGGCTGTATTCGATGAATAGAATGAGTTGTTTCGATTCTGAAATATATACGTTTCATTTCCGGATAATTCCTTCCATTCATTAAGTAAACGCTCTAAGCTGTTATTTATGCGAATTATACGCATTCCATTCTTTGTTTTAGTCTGAGAGATATATTTATCTTCAATCGAACGTGCAACCGTCTTATTAACGTTTATAGAATGATTTTTAAAGTCAATATCATTCCAAGTGAGGGCAAAAGCTTCACCACATCTTAATCCAGTATAACTTAATAGATAAAAGAAGGTATACACTTCCTTAAACGGTTCAATATATTTAAGAAATCTGATTAAGGTGTCGCGATCATAATACTTTAATTTATCGTCTTTAAAGTCATCAGACTTTGGTAAGTCAACTAAGCTCATGGGATTCTTTTCAATCAAATTCAATTTTTGAGCATACTTAAAAATCATTTGAGCGTATATCTTATAAGACTGAGTGCTCTTTGGATAGTCCATATACCATCGATTCACTTGTAACTGGCAATCTTGAATGGTAATTGTATCTATGTAGTAATCGCCAAACGCAGGCAGTATGTGTTTCTTGAAATAAGTCACAGTCGCTTGAAATGTGCTAGGTCTTACGCGTTTCTGATACGTTACTACCCATTCGTTATATAGCTCTCTGTAAGTGAACTTTTCCTTAACCACTAATCCAGTATCCATCAACTCAACTTCTAGTCGTTGAAGTGCAGTAGTTGCTGCTAAGACCGATTCAAATCCGCGTCTTGTAGTATACTGCTTCTTACCAGTCTTAGGATTAGTTCCACAATAGATTTGAAATTGATAATAGACTTTCCCATCTTTCTTCTTATAAGACTTGATTCTATCATCAATTCTTTTCCTAGCCATATCTTTACCGTCCTTTCTGTTTATGGTAAAATAGGGCATAACAAATAGCCCTATTTAAGGGTGAATTTTTGATTTACCACACTTGTTTCTTGGCGGAGGCAGTGTGGTATTTTATTTATAAATAATAAGATTAATCATTTAAATTTCTAGCAAGTTTATCTATTACATCAATAGGTAACTCTAATATATCGAATGCAGTTTTGCCAGAGAATAATTTTTTAGGGGTTAATGAACCTTTTTCTATATAACTATCCAAAGAAAATAGAGTAAGCAAATCGTTTAATAAACGTCCGCGTAAAAAATCATCATTTAAAAAAGCAAAAACTAGATATAAACAAGTAACCAAATCTTTATTCCTATGATTTTCAAAAGAAATTTCACTAAATAAATTAGGGAAATAAGAATTTAGACAAGTTCTTCTTCTAGCTGAGTTTTTAATTTTTTCTTTAAAATTACGTTTGCTATGTGCAAATAAATTTCGATATTCCCTAAGGAAATTTAATGTATCCGAAAATTCTGTTGATTCAGCACTATTTTTATCATTGCAACGGATATAGTCAGAACGTATTTCTTTTTGAAGAGTCGTAGGTAGAATGTTATACAATTGTATAACCCTGTAGAAGTCGATGTCTTGAAGCAAAATCCAAGGCGGTATAGATGCTCGGGGCTCTCTTTGATGAGAAAAATAATAAGAATAACTTTGAGAATGCGGTTGTAAAATAATCTCATCTAACGCATCTAATACAGCTTGTTTATTTTTATGTCTGTGATTTTGATATAGGTCAGGATTAGTATACACAGTATCGTCTGTTCCAAATTCTCTAGAAATCACATAGGAGACTCTAGTTCTGAAACCTTGTTCAATTACTAATAAGTACTTTAATAGAATTGATGATAAATCCATTTCGATAATTTTAGATATATAAAAATAATCAAACCTAGTTTCGTCAATCATTTCGTCTTTTTTTCCATCTTTTAGAAAAATTGGCTTATATCCATTAATTAACGAATAGTATGAATGATTCTTTAATATCTTAATATATTCAGACTTAAATTCTTCATTTAAGTCAATATTCTTTTTTCTAATTTGTTCTAATTGTTGTTCCCATGTTTTAAATGGAATTATTTGTTTTTCCGTCATATAAAGTAAAACACCCCTTCCGCAACAATGTTGCAAAAGAGGTGAGTAATAGCAATCAAGTTGCTATCCATTTCAAGTACACACATAATACAACATCTGTTTAAATTTGTCAAATTTTTAAATTATTTTTAGTCTAATAATACTTTCTCATTTCTTCTTTGATTCCAAACGTTGCTTTTAACGTATCGAACGTTTCCGGAACATCTTCATACTTTTCCTGATAGAAGAGTAGCATCAATTCCGTAGCAAATCTGTCTGCTTCATTCTCTAGTTTCCCTTTTCCGTGGTATGCAGCCGTGTAGAATCCATCTAATCCGTAATGATCCAACGCGTGTTTTAACTCATGAGCCATTACTAAATATTTAAGATTACTATCACGAATGCTATCGTTAATCCAAATCATAGGTTTGTCGTTTGGAGTTGATAACATTAACCCTTGTAAATTGCTAGGTAACGGCACAAATCTCACTTCGATATTTTCATACTCAGCGATGATAAACGGATTAGCCGTTTTGTGTCGTTTAACTAACTCAGTTACTTTCAATTAATTCCCACCTTTATTTTCTTGAATTTTCTCCCAAAGCATTGCTTTTATCATGCCTTCTAGTTTTAACTTATCTTCTTCAGATAATTCAATACCATCATAAGACATGATAACACTATTACGTTTTAATGCTTGGTCGAAGATAATAATATCATCATTATTTGCCCACTTAGGCACATCAGAACGACCTAGCAAATAATCTGTAGATACATCAAAATATTCTGCAACTTTCTGAACCTTATCAATACCAGGAACACGAACATCCCATCTACTAACTGTTCCAGCACCTAATCCTAGATTTCGTTCTAGTTCAGCAATAGTTATAGTTCTTTCTGAACACAGTGCCCTTATTTTGTCTACAATATTCATTTTATGTCCTCCTAAAAGCAACATAAAAAATATATTTGCTTTTAAGCAAAAAAACTGTTGACAATTTGCGTATAAGCAATTATACTTAGTATGTAAGCTAATTTGATGAACAAAACAAGCGAAAAGCAGATAAATCAAAAAGTCCGGCAAGACTGATATAACGCTATTCTTTTGTTATGTCTATTTTGTACGCTTACATAATAGCATATACGCAAATTTATTTCAATAAGTTTGCGTATATAAATTGAAAATAAGCAATAGGAGGTGCAGGATGAACGAAGAACAAAAAATGTTAAAAAAAGAAATTCTCAAAGCGCTAATCGATAGAGATTGGTCTCCTACTGATTTGGCTGAAGCAATGGGAATTTCAAGAATGTATTTAAATGATTTGATTAATTTCCGTCGAAAATCTGACAAGCGAATCAATCAAATTAAAGAGATCTTAGAAATTGGATAGGAGGTGATACGAATGAGCCATGAGGAAATTGAAACATACGGTATTTACCCACAATTTACGGTAAACAAAAAAGAAAGAGAATTACAAATATCCAAAATTAAAAAGATGAAAGAAGCACACTCGCAAATATCGAATGTGCTTAACAGAAGCGGATTAACTTATAAAGAAATCAAAAAATTATTTGATTTAATCTCAAAGGAAGCCGACTCTATTTTGAATAACAGTAAAGTTACATTTAAAGTTCAAAACGAAAAAAGGAGATAAGAAAATGAGTTTAGAAAACAATAAAAAAGCAGATACAAAATTAGACCCTTTAAAAGGAATTTTAAGAGATCATTTTTTGTATCTACTAGAAAAATCTAAAGAAAAAAATATCACACCAGAACAACTAGCACTTTTATCAAAAACAGCTTGTGAATGGCTAGAAGTTATGAAGTACTTAGTCTAATTTTCATTAGATTCAAAAAAATTATTGAAAAGTTTTTTTTCGTGAACTTTACCTTTTTCTTGTATAAATTCGCTAAATTGAGATACAGATTCGGAATACATATCAAAAATTTGTTGACGATTCATTTCCGGTAATTCTTTACGAGATTGAACGTACAGTAAAGATAACTTTTCAGCTAAAGATGCATTAACACTCACATTTAACACCTCCTTTCCCAACCTCAATTATAGGCTTGAAAGAAGGTTACAACAATATGAAAAAACAGTGAAAGGAGATAACACAGTGAATTTATTAAGCGTTGATTTCGAATCAACTTTAAATTCAAAGATTGTAGAAATCATAGCGAATGCAATGTCACAAATACCAACCAACAATTCCAACCAACGATATTTAAACAAGAAACAAGCAAAGGCATATATTGGTGGAATTGATGATAGAGACTTTGATGAGTGTGTGGCTATGGGATTAAAACAAATCGTGATTAAGCGACCAAGCGGGAGCGCAACAATTCGATACGATGCCAGGGATTTAGATGAGTTCATGGCAAAATACAAAATTTAAGGAGTGACAGAATGACACGCACAAAATCTAGAAAAATGAAGCGAAAAGAGTTCAATAGAAACTTTATTAAGCAGTATTTAAAATTTCTTAGCTATGTAGGATTAGCACTTATTGGTGTAATTGCGTTCATGCATCTTTGGGTAGGTGCAGCAAACCAAAATTACAACCGTTTAGAATACATTAGAAAGAATGATCCATTTTATGTTAAGTCTAATTGAAAATATGTTTGATGATACTGAATTTGATGTTTTACAGAATAGCGAAGTTGTTGGTTCAGTGAAATTTATAAACGGAAGATATTTCTTATCCGTTCAAATGAAAGGAAGTAAGTATTCAAGCAGAAGCACACATAAAACATTAGAAGCTGCTTTCAATACTGCAGTGGAATTGTTAGAGAAATAAAAAAGTGGTGACTAAAAATAGCCACCACACTCAAGATTTAAATAAATTATACCATAAAAATACACAAAATCAAACGTTGGGAATTTTATAGAAGGGGGTTGCTTGGATGAATCTATTGAAACAAATTTTAGCGTTCAATCAGCGACAAATGTCAAATCCATTGTCTGCAGGTCAATTCATTTTATGGCACGCATTATTAAATGTTCATAATGATTGCGGAAAGCAAGAATGGTTTACAGTAGCTAATTTGCGCTTGGAATTGTTCACCGGATTATCACGACAAGGGATTGATAAAGCAAGAAACACATTAAAGCAATTAGAGTTTATTGAATACAAATCCAACGGAACAAAAGCAACTGCTTACAAAATTAATCTTTTATATAACGATAGTTTACAAGATAGTTTACAAGATAGCAGTCAAGCAGTTGGCAAAGAAGTTGCGGAACAGTTGCCAAAAGAGTTGCCAAACGGTTGGCAAAATGGTGGAACATTAAATAAAGAAAATAAAAGTAAAGTAAATGAAAGTAAATCTAATAATAATATATCCGCCAAATTGCTAGAAAATCAATTCAATGATTTGTGGGATATCTATCCAAGAAAAGAAAGAAAGAACGATGCATTTAAGGCTTATACAAAAGCTATTAAAAAAGGAGTTGAACACACGACAATTCAGAATGGCTTAAAATCATACATCGAATATGTGAAAGCTAATCAGACTGAAACTAAATATATCAAGCAAGGTGGAACATGGTTCAATCAAGAGTGTTGGAATGATGAATACACAATAGATTCTAATCCAAAAACTAATTATTCAAATTATCCAACCAAACCTAAAGGCTATGTTGAACCACTGCCGGATTGGTTATTTAGACAACAGAATGAAGAACGCGCACAAAGGGGTGTTAATTGATGGAAACATTGATGGAACAAGAACTAAGGGTTTACAAGCAAAATCCGGAACGCTACACATCTATCATCAAAGCCATTTCTGAATTGAAAACAACTGGTGATAAAGAAGCTTATTTAAGCAATAAAAGAAAATTGATTACAGGAAAAATGACTGAAGAAGAATACAATAAAAACTTTGGTTAAGTTGAGTAAAAGGGGAAACAAATGTTTGTAATTAAGCACAACGGGATGTACTTCCAAGGGTTTAAAGATTATTCATCCATGGAAGGTTACTTAGATAAAAAGCATCCAAAGAAAACATTGGAATTTTGTAAAAATCAGCATCAAGCGATGGAATTTATTTCGTATGAAAAAGCACACGATTTCAAGTATAAAAACAACGTGTTAGGAACGGTCACACTAATTCAAGAAACATCAAAACAGTGTGAACCATTCAAACCATATACATGCCTAGTTTTTACGAAAGTCAACGATTGTGATAATCAATTATTGATTGCCCGTGATGAAATTGAAAATATGATTGGAACATCATCTAACAACTTCTACCACATGCAAAAAGATATTTTAAAAGTAAAGGTTAGCACGTTGAATAAGTTTTTGAACAATCCATACAAATTATTTCCAAACACTAGGAAGAAGATTACAGACAATTTAAAAGCATATTTTGAAGGAGTTAAGATGGCATGAATTTAAATGATCCAATTCATCAAAAGAGAATTGAAGTTGGTATAAAGATGGACTTAAAAGAATACGCACGAATTAAAGAAGCAGTAAACAAACCAAGTCACTATATTGGTGACAAAGGCTTAGAAGTTAAAGAAGTTCTTGAAAACTTTGTTAAAAATAAAAGCGGCATGGAAGCGCACCGGTGGTGTAGCGCGGTTGAATATTTATTACGATATGCAGAAAAAAACGGTTTGGAAGATTTAAAGAAAGCTAGAAAAAATATTGATTGGTTGATTGAAGAAGGGGATATTAAATGAAACTAATTGTAATATTTAAAAATCAAGAAACATATACTTTCTATGGTTTAAATGAATACAGTATTGAATATGGAAAATATCTGAAATTTACTTATGAAGGAAAAAAAGAAAATTATAACTATAGAACCCAAAAAGTTGTACATGAAGGATGCTTTATGTTAGATGCAATTGCTGGTTACTACATTCATAACTAAGAAGGTGATGGAATGGAAACAGTAACAATAAACGATACAAAAATGAAGAATGGTATATAGAAACAAATACTTATTTTGTAGGTCCTATGTGTGATTTAAGACAGGAATGGAACACTTATCACTCAACAGATAGAAATATGTACTATATACCACGAATTGAAGTTCGAAAAGTAGATGCGGAAGATGTACTAGAGTGGATATATGAAAGAATGGCTGATGATGGTTATGACAACATGGAAGGAATGTTATGGGAAGAAACAACAGACGATTTCAAGAAACGACTTCAATCAGTGCTTGATGAAATTTCAAATTTTGGTGCTGCAGAAGTGTATTATCCGGATAAGTATATAGATCCTAATGTAGATTTGGAGGAAGATTAATGTTCATAGAACTAACAAGACGTAGTGACGGAAAGAAAATAAAAGTATCTAAACACGCTATTGGTTATATGGAAGATGTAGGAATTATCGAATGGAAAAAAGAAAATCTGTTCAAGAAAGGTAATTGGGTTGAAGATACAACAGATAGATTTACTGAACTAAACATTTTTGGAAAGACGGTTTTTGTAGACGAAACGATTCAAGAAATCGAAGAAATGATGAATGAAGAAACGAAAAGACGTCTGACTTCAAAACAAATTGACGATTTACTTGATGAAATAGTGAAGGATGATATTTTCGAAAATCCAATCAATTATTTTATAAAACAGGAGGAAAACTAAATGACAAAATACGCATACGTTAGTTGTTTAGGAAATTTGTACGTAAGCAGTGATCCTGATTGTGATAACGAACCATGCGAAATGTGTGGAGATTATGACAGGTGTATAGGCACTGTAAATACACCAATAGATTTAGCAAAAGTTATGTTAGAAGAAGGGTATACAGAAGAATACATCTTAGAAAAGACTGGTTACGAAATCGATTATAAGAAAGTAAAAGACGTGGAGTGGGAGGATGAGTAGATGAAAAAATCAGAATTAAAAAACATTCTTGATTATGTTTCTTGGAGTGAGCATTTAAGTGTTGAAGAAATCAAGAAAGTGTTTGATTTAATAGGTTTATGTGGCCCGTGGAAAACTGAAGAAATCAGATTATACTTTGCAGGACTTAGAGAAGGTATGAAAATCGAAAGAGAAGAATATCCATATTGCTTTGAAGACGAGGAGGATGAGTAAATGACTATGCTAGATTTAATGCTAGTAATCTTATTTCTATTTGCCATTTTCTACTGTATGATAGGTTATTTTAAATTCATGCGTACTGACCATTACGTTAAAAGAGAAATGAGAAACTTAGAATACAGAAAAAAAGAACATATCAAATGGCAGATAAATCAGAACTTAGCAGCTAAGAAAAGAAAAAAGGCAATATACGATTTAATGGATAGTTTCGATTTTAGGGATATTAAACTTGATGAAAAGAGCGATAAATTTTACGTGATCATTAAAATAAATAAAGATGTGTTGATTGAAAGGGAGATAAAATGAAAGATAAAACACAATATGAGGCTCTTATGGAAGAGTTACATAAAATAGTAGAGAATTTAAGAGTTGGGATAGATGAAGTTGTAGAGAGATTTTCAAAATTATTACCTGATATTGAAATTCCAGATGAAAAGCCTTGGAAGATGAAATGCCCGTATGCGTATGGGGATGTTTATTATATTATTACTACTTCTGGTTTAGTGAATTATTATTCTTGGAATAATGATTCTTTTGAAAACATGGATTTTAAACAAGGCAACATCTTCCCAACCAAACAAGCAGCAGAACTAGAAGCAAAACGCAGAAAACTACTTACAATATTTAGATCGTTCAGAGATGAATGTAATGAGGATTGGAAACCAGAGTGGAATGATAATAAACCAAAATACTTTTTATTTTTCGATGCAAGGGACAAAGAATTTAAAATTGATTGTTTATTTAATTACATCAATTTACATTATTTCGGTTATTTTAAAAACGCAGAAGATGCCCAACGTGTCATCGAATTGTTTGGGGATGAAATTAAAAAACTATTTATTGATTGTGAGTGTGACTAGATGACGGTAATTGATGTAGATAAGGCTATTGATTTAAAACTTGAAGGCTACTCATGGCCGGCAGTCGCACAGAAAATGGGATTTAATGATTCACAAGCAATTGACAGAATCCGGAATAGATGTAGAAGGCATCCAAGATACATGGAAATTCAACAAGCACATTCCGGTAATAAAGAAAATGAAACTAAATATCAAAAGAAGGATATCAAATCGGATGGCTCAATTGGTTCAGAAATCAAGATTGGGAGAAAGAATAAGAAAGTATTCACGGATGAGGAACTTCTAAGATTACACGGGTTTGATCCAAAGATTTTTAAATTAAAATCTATCACATCCAACGAATGGACTACTCCTATTTCCGGCTCGACTTACTACAATTACCAATCAAAAATTGTAGCAGTTAGAAAAGAACCGGAAATCACTGCAGAAGATATTGAAAGAGTACTAAGCAAGTTAAAGCCAAGAAAAATAGAGTTATCGTGTGAAGAAATACCGGAAGAGTATTTATTGATTCCATTATCAGATATGCACTTTGGATTGAATTCTAAATATGACTATGCTGCATTACAACGTGAAATCGCAGATAGAATATTGAACAGATATGAAGAAATTCTAATCACACTTCACGGTGATTATTTCCATGTAGATAATCTATTAAATACAACTGAAAAAGGCACACGGATTGATGAAGTGGATTTTGATGCAAGCATTGAAGATGGATTTAATTTCATCCTACCATTGCTAGATTTAGCACTAGAGAATAGCAGAAAGGTAACATTGGTTTATTTAAAAGGTAATCACGCACCTTCCACAGATTTTGTATTTGTAAAAGCATTACAAAAGCTATATACACAAATCAAATTTGATTTGAAATTTGATGAATATAAACATGCTAGACTGGGGCCACATTCAATCTTCCTACATCATGGAGATAAGATTAAAAATCCGGAAAAGTTACATCAAGTGATTACTGCTAAATTTAGCAAAGAGTGGGGAGAAAGCCAATCACGTTATTTAATTACAGGACATTTTCACCATGAGAAATCACTATCCTTTGCAGGGCTTACATGGTATCAATTACAAAGCCCAAGCAAGCCGTCTAGCTATGATAGTACTTATGGATATGATATTAGCGAAACCGGTCAAATGTTATTTGAGTTCACACCATACAAAAGAAGTGCAATTTACTTTGTTTAATAAAGGAAAAAGATATAGATAAAAAAGAATATAAGGATGCGTAGTTAACATGAAAGTAACAGTATACAGTAAACCATCTTGCATACAATGTAAGATGACAAAAATGTATTTAGATCAACATAAAATAAAATATGAAGCAGTTGATGTTTTTGAAGTTGAAGGGGTATTAGAAAAAATTAAATCATACGGATTTCAAGGTATGCCCGTAGTAGTGATTGATGATAATTTTGAAAATGCATGGGTAGGCTATAATCCGGATAGATTGGAAGAATTAGAAAAGGGGAATAAATAAACATGAAACGATTAGGGTTGGATGAAAGAGCAGTATTAAGATTAATTCCAAATAGCGATACAAAAAGAATTAACAGGGTTGATATTATGAGAATTACTAAGTTTTCAGAAAGACGCGTTAAAAAGATAATTGATGTCCTTGTAAATGATTTTGATATTGTGATTATTGGGGAAAGAAATGGAAGAACAGGTTATTTTATTCCGGTTACTGATGAAGCAAGAAGAAACGGAATAAAAGCAATGAGAGCGCAGGCTTTTAAAGAACTAAAACGTGTAAACAAAATTCTTAAAGGCGATTTGAAAATGCATGAACAATATTTGGGGGTTTAAAATATGATTAACAATGTATGTTTAGTAGGAAGATTAACTAGACCAGTAGATTTAAGATATACATCAAACGGAACTGCTTTTGGTTCATTCTCATTAGCAATTGATAGAAACTATAAAAAAGAAAGTGGAGAAAAGGAAACGGATTTCATTAATTGTGTGATTTGGAAAAAGCCGGCAGTGAATCTTTCAAACTTTACTAAGAAAGGCTCATTATTAGGAGTTGAAGGAAGATTACAAACAAGAAATTATGAAAATCACGAAGGGAAAAAAGTATATATAACAGAAGTGCTAGTAGAAAACTTTTCATTACTAGAATCAAAAGCAGTGACAGAAGGTAGACAACAAGAGCCAATTGGAAATGTAGAACAAGTTCAATTTGGAGAAGTTAATGATGACGATTTACCATTCTAAAAAAGGAAGGTGTAAATACTTGGAAAGTATAGAATTGTTTGATTATCCGGAACTTGATTATAAAGCTACCAAAAAAGCTGTAATGAGAGTAATAGCTAAGTATAAAAATTCATTAAATAAACTTTACTTAAAAAGTGAACCACGAATTACACCACAATACACCATTGTTCCACCAAGCTTCACTAATCAATTTCATTCATCAACTGAAGATGCTGCATTGTGGGCAGATACACATGGGAAAAAGCACAAAGAATTTGTGGATCTTGTAAACGATGCATTGAATCAATTGCCAGCCACTAACAGGTTAGTCATATATCGTTCATTAATACAAGAACAAAGTGATATTAAAATCGGTTTGGAAATGAATTATAGTGAATTCAGAATCAGAGACTTTAGAGTAGAAGGAATAAGGTTACTATCTTACGCTTTGGGTGTAGATAAATATGAGAATTAAAAAAATTGTAGAATTTACTAAAAAAAGATTATAAAAATACAAA